CGTATAGGCCGAGTATCTGCCGATCCGTTGCTGCCATTGAGGGCGTTCTTCGACATTGGGGGCAGTGGGGCTCAAGCGGATGCAATGGCAATCTGGATTGTGCAGTGGGTGGGACAGGAGATCCGGGGTTCCTGGACTACATCGAAGGTGTTGGTCAGGTGCTTGCGTATTATGTGGCTGAGATGCGCAGTCGTGGCTATCAGAATGCCGTGTGTGTTCTCCCGCATGATGGCGTGAATGCAAACAATATTACTGGGAAACGTTTTGAAGATCACCTCCGGGATGCGGAGTTTCGGGTCGAGGTAGTGAAAAATCAAGGTCAAGGCGCTGCGGCTATGCGTATTGAGGCGGTGCGCCGCATCTTACCCAAGTGCTGGTTCAACGAGACCACAACTGAAGCGGGTCGGGACGCGCTAGGGTATTATCATGAGCGGAAGGATGAAAATCGCAACGTGGGTCTCGGGCCAGAACACGACTGGTCTTCACACGGTGCTGACGCCTTTGGCTTAATGGCGATCGCGTACGAAGAGCCGGGCCGCAGACGAGCGTTTAACCGTTCGATAAATTATCCGGATCTAGGAATATTTTGATACCGTTCCAGATTGATGTTTTTTTTCTCTCTGAAATAATTGCGATCGGACTTGCCGCACCGGAACCGAAGGTACGAAGAAATAAATGCCTAAGATGTCGGAGTTGGAGCTGCGCGATCTTCTGACTGCGCAGCGCTGGGACAGCATGTCCGCGATCACGGCGAGCAAGCTCAGCGAAGAGCGTGCGACCTCGCTCGATTACTACCAGGGCGATATGTCCAAATACACGCCAGCCCCCGCCGGCCGCTCCAAGGCCGTGTCCATGGACACATCGGACACGATCGAGGGCATGATGCCCACTCTGATGGACATCTTCGCCGGCGGCGACGAGGTTGTCCGTTTTGATCCGATCGGGCCGCAGGACGTGGCCGCGGCCGAGCAGGAGACCGATTACGTCAATCACGTGTTCATGCAGAGCAATCAGGGCTTCCTGATCCTGTACGCCTTCATCAAGGACGCGCTGCTCAGCAAAAACGGCATCGTCAAAATCTACTGGGAAAAAGAAGAGCTCAAAGAGCGGGAGACCTATCTCGACCAGCCGCCCGAGGCGCTGGCTGCGCTACTCCAAAGCCCCGACGTTGAGGTTGTCGAGCATACCGAGCACGACGGCTTGCACGACGTGACGATCGAGGCCGCGCGCGTGAGCGAGAAGGCCCGCGTGGTTTCAGTGCCGCCGGAAGAGTTCGGGATCTCGCGCCATGCCCGCCAGATCAAGGATGCGACCTACTGCTTCCATGACGTGTTCCGCACCGAAAGCCAACTGATCGAGCAGGGCTTCGACGAGGGCCAGGTCAAGAAGCTCCCGAGCTACCTCGTGGCGCACACCGTTGAGGAAATCGCCCGCGACACGGTGAATGAGTCCACGCTGCGCCAGGGCGAGGACAACCTGAACACCGCAAACCGCCTGATCCGGGTCACCGAGCATTACATCAAGCTCGATTACGAAAAGAACGACGATCCGCGGCTCTACCGCGTGACCACGGCCGGCGAGGAAGGCCACGTGCTGCTGCGCGACGGCGAACCGGACGTGATCGAGGAGGACCGCATACCGTTTGCAGCCATGACGCCGGTCATCATCACGCATCGGTTCTGGGGCCGCTCGATCGCCGATCTCGTCAAGGATATTCAGGACATCAAGACCGCGCTCCTGCGCGGCATGCTGGACAACCTCTACCTGCACAACAACCCGCGGGTCGAGGTATCCGAGGCGCACACGACCGACGCCACGCTGGATGATTTGCTGGTGAGCCGGCCGGGCGGGATTGTCCGCGTGAAGCAGCCCGGCGGGATAAACTGGCAGGAAGTGCCCGACATCACCGGATCGATCTATCCGGCGATGCAATACATGGACGCGACGCGGGAATGGCGCACGGGCGTGAGCAGGCAGGGCCAGGGCGTCGATCCCAATGCGTTGCAGAACCAGGTCGCGACCATCGCGAACCAGATGTTCAATGCCTCGCAGGCGAAGATAAAGCTCATCGCGCGGATCTTCGCCGAGACCGGCATCAAAGACCTGTTCATGCTCTTGCATGCGACCATCAGGAAGCATGCGAGCAAGCCGGCGATTGCGAAGCTGCGGGGGCAGTGGGCGCAAGTCGATCCGCGCGACTGGAAAACGCGCGACGACATGACTATCAACGTGGGGCTCGGCACGGGCAGCAAATCCGAGCAGCTCGCACACCTGCAGCTCATCATCGCGGTGCAGAAGGAAGCCGTGCTGGGCGGACTACCGATCGTGTCGGCGCAGAACATCTTCAACGCCGCGAAGGAGCTCACCAAGCTCGCGGGGCACAAGGACACGGACAAGTTCTTCACCGCGCCGGGCCAGCCCGCCGATCCGAGCAACCCGGCGAGCGCGCCCTTGCAAAAGCCGCCTGATCCCAAGCAGCAGGAGATCGCGGCCAAGGCGCAAGCCGAGCAGGCCAAGGTCCAGGCCGACGCCGCGCACCAGCAGATGAAGACGCAGGCGGATATTCAGTTCCAGCAACAGAAGGCGCAGATTGATCTTCAGTTGGCGCAGCAGAAGGGCGCGATGGATGCGCACCTTGCCGAGCAGAAATTTGCTCTCGAAGCGCGTCTCAAGGAAATCGACGCTTCGCTCAAGATGCAGGAGGCGCGGCATGCCGAGCACGCGCACCTGATGGACATGGTCAAGACCATTGTTGAGCACGGCGCCAAGATGGAGCAGGCCAAGGTCACGAAAGCCAATAGCGGCACCAAAGGAAACGAATGATGTCTAGCAACATCCGACACCAGATGGTGGGCCGGCTCAGCACCACGCAGAGCGCTGCCTATACTGGAACGCATGCAGAGATTACTAATGGTGTCGGGACCGAAACCTATATCGTGCGCGTGGTCTGCACGAGCGATGCATTCATCAAGATCGACAACAGCCCGACAGCTACGACCTCGGATGTGTTCTGCCCGGCCAGCACGCCGGAGTATTTCAGCATCACGCCGGGGCAGAAGGTGTCGGCGGTTCAATCTACTGCAAGCGGCACAGTTTACGTGACAGAGATCACCTGATGCTCGGTCGGCTGGGGCTGGGCTTCAACAGGCTCGGCATTGTTGGCGGCAAGCACGGGCCGCCCATATGGGTGCCACTTGCCGGCAGCACGGCTCCCACGCTTTTTGCTGATTTCACCACTGAGGGCGGTACCAATCACTATTGGTATAACGGGGCGCAACAAGCCAACGCAGCCGCTTGGCTCACTGCGGTCAGCGGCACATTCTCCCGCGCCTCGGCTGCGTCCTACACCAACTCATCCGGGCTGCTCGCGTCGGCCTCCTCAGGCGCGCTGCGCTTCGACTACGATCCGGTGCTGCTCACGCCGAAGGGGATACTGCTGGAGGGGGCGAGCACGAACCTGCTTATACGGTCCAGCACGTTTACAAATGTCGGTGCGTGGACTCAGGTTAGTAGTTCGACTGTTTCCCAAAATGCGACTGGGCCGGATGGGGTGGCTAATTCCGCTACAACGTATTCAACAATAGCAAATAACACCGGCGAGATGTTTCAAGCGGCATCGCAGGTCAATGGAACATACACCTATTCGCTGTATGTTAAGAAATCCGGCACGAGCAACTTTCCGTTTATTTGCATCGAGCAGACCGTTGGGGGAGCTGATTTTGCATTTGCTGTTTTTAATTTGGGTGTTTCATCAACGGCAACGCATACAGGGGTTGGCGGAGGTGCAGGAGCATCAATAACCTCGACTAAAGCGGTGTCTGTTGGAAACGGATGGTATCGCATTTCATTGACCGCCAGCATCACCGCACGGTTTGCGATAATCGGTATTGCTCAAGCTGCAACAGGAACTACGGTCAACTCAGGAGGCGACATAACCAACGCCGCAGCATCGGACAATATGCAGGTATTTGGTGCTCAGTGGGAGGCGAGGGGCCTCGCCTCCTCCTGCATCCCCACCACAACGGCGACCGTGACGCGGGCGGCGGATAGCCTGGTGCTCGTTCCGAGCGGGCTTGTCACCGCGACCGCGAGCATCCTCGCCGGCTGGGACACTACTGTAAACCAAGCAGCCGCCGGCGCCGACCAGCGCGTCTGGACGGCGGAAGTCTCAGCCGACTCGGACGACATCTTCCTCGGCGATGTCAGTGGCACGCTTACATTCACTGAAGTGAGCCCCGCGGTTGCGCTTGCGATCTCCGGCCACGGCGAGACCGGCATCTTCAAGGACATGGAAGCTTGGCAGGCAGGCGACCAGGCCGGCGCCTATGGCGGCAATGCGCCGAGCACGGGAAGTGTAGCCGGCGCCCCCGCGGCGTTCACGCGGCTCATTCTCGGCGATCGTAACGCCGGCGGCCGCAGTATCTGGGGCCACATCAATCGGTTTGGTGTCTACCCGGTGCGGGCAACCAACGCGACGCTGCAAAGTCTCACCACATGATCGACCATCTCCTCGGTTTCCCTGACGAAGCAGCAGCCCGCGCTGATAGCGCGGTCGGATCCTACAGGCCGCACGAATGAACGAGGAGGACAAGACCGAGCGGGCGATATCCCGCGGTGCGCGCGCAGAGGCGCTGCTGAGCAACGAGCTGCTGCAAGAGGCATTTGCCGCGCTGGATGCGAGCTACGTCCAGGCGTGGCGCACGGCGCCCGTGCGCGACGCCGAGATGCGCGAGAAGTTGTGGCAGGCCGTCAACATCGTGGGCAAGGTGAAGGACCATCTGGCCAGGATCGTCGCTGACGGCAAGCTCTCTCAAGCCGACCTCCGCCTTCGCGGAGGCAAGTCCTGAAAATGCGCGCAGCACAGCCGCGCGCGTAAACCCTGAGGCATCATGACTAACACGACGCAAGGCGCCGATCAGGCGCCCGCAGACATTTCCGTTGTCTCGCTCCCCGTCAGTGCACCGGAGAGCTTTTCAATCAGCAAGGCCGCGCGCGCGCTGCAATCCGTGCGCTTCAAGGACAAAGACACACCGGCAGAAGCGCCCATAGAGGCTGCTGAGCCCGAAGCTCCCGCGCAAGCGGAAGGCGGCGCCCCTCAGGAATCTGAGGCTCCCGCCGAGACGACCGAGAGTCAGGCCGAACCGGCAGAACAACTGCCGCCCATCGAGCCCCCGAGGTCATGGACGAAGGACGAAAGGGAACGGTTTCAAACCTTGCCTCGCGAGACACAAGCCTATCTTGCTGAACGCGAACAGGAACGGGACCGGGAAATTCGCCGGACTCAAAACGAAGCCGCTGAAAAGCTCAAAGGCCTCAACGCCAAAGAGCAGGCGGTCGAACAGGTACGGCAGCAGTACGAAACCGCACTGCCGCAACTGCTCCACACCCTGCAAAACCAGCAGGCGGGCGAGTTCGCCGACATCAAATCTATCGCCGATGTCGAGCGGCTCGCGCGCGAAGACTGGCCGCGTTACCTGCAATGGGACGTGGCTCAGAAGAAAATCGCTGCGGTCCAGCAGGAGATGTTTTCGGCGCAACAGCGCCAGGCGCAGGAGCGGGTGCAGAAATTCTTCGAGTTTGCTAAGCGCGAGGATGATCTCTTCGGCGAGAAAGTCACCGACATGGCCGACCCGGAGAAAGCGGCAAAGCTGCAGCAGGCCGCAATCTCTGTCCTCAAAGACGTGGGCTTCAGCGAGGCGGAACTAGGTGCATCGTGGAACGGGGAGAAGGATCTGTCTCTGCGCGACCATCGCATGCAGCTACTCATCCGCGACGCGACGCTCTGGCGCGAGGCGCAGCAGAAGGCAAAAGCGGCCGTCCAAAAACCTGTTCCGCCGGTTCAGCGGCCAGGCGTCACGCAAGGCAGGAACGCCGGGCGCGAGGCCGAAATCCAGAACCTCCAAAAGCAACTCTCAACCGCGAACGGCATGAACGCTACGCGCATTGCGGCGCAGCTTGTCGCCGCACGCCGGGCAGCCGCCCGCTAAAGGAACACAACCATGGCTCTCCCGACCAATACGTTCGCCACCTACGAGGCGATCGGCAACCGAGAGGATCTCTCGGATGTGACCTATCGCATCGACCCGACAGATACGCCCTTCATGTCGGGCATCGAGCGTGAGAAGGCGTCCGCCGTGAATCTCGAATGGCAGACCCAGGCGCTTGCTTCCGCCGGCTCGAACGCGCAGCTCGAAGGCGACGACGCCAACACCAACACCACCACGGCGACGGTGCGTCTCGGCAACATCTGCCAGATCAGCACCAAGGTTGCCCGCGTCACCGGCACTCAGCGCTCGGTCGATCATGCCGGCCGCGACGATGAGCTCGCCTACCAGGAAATGTTGAAGGGCCTCGAGCTCAAACGCGATATGGAAACCATCATTGCCGGCGCCAATACCGCCAAGAATACCGGCAACGATACCACAGCTCGTCTCACGGCTTCCGTGCTCTCGTG